GGCTTCGTCTGATCGGGTAAAAAAACGCTGTGCGTGTTCGGCTCATCAAACCCTTGTGGGTGTTGGGTTTTGTGGCGTTCGCGTTGTGTTTTTACTTGTTGTCCGCGTCGCGCATTGCATGGTTTACAACTGGCAACAAGGTTGTCCATGCTGTTGCTTCCGCCTTCAATAATTGAAAGCACATGGTCGGCTTCGGTTGCCACGTTGACGCCGCACCAATGGCACGGGGGGTTGTCTGCCAGTAGTCGAGCGCGGTTCTTTTTGAACTCTGTTTTGTTTCGTGTCGCGCTGTTTAAGTTCGTTGCCATACTCACGCGCCTACGGCTTGTGCTAGCGCGGCGCTTGCGCGCCTTGCTTCCGGTTGTTGGTGCTTCGTCATTGTGTCGGGTCCAATTCTGTTGTGTTTGTTTGTGTGTATGTTAATTCGTTGTGTGTGCTAAACGCTATGGGGGAACGTCTAGCACGTTGTAAAGCCTAATGTGATTAAGCCCCACCCACGGGGTTGCCCTAACCCGTACCCTCTAACTTGCTTATGCGTGATTATGTTTACACGCTGCCGCGCCATTGGCCCGGTCATTTCGTCGCGCATGATTGCGGGCATAGCGCACTACCTACGTTGCCGTATGTTCCCAACTACCGTGCAACGGGCTTAGGGCTTGGCTAGTCCTACGCTTACGCGCAGGCTAGAAACTTAATGATTACTGGCAACTGGTTAGGTCGCCAAACCTGGACTATTGCACCCGACTTTTCGAGCCTGTCCAACCATGCTTCTTGTGTTTTACGCACAATGCCTATGTCTGTTTTTAGTTCGGCGAAAACTAGCACACCGCGTTTGTTAACAAGTACTAGATCGGGAAAACCTGCGTCGCCTTGAATGTGTGTCGCCCATTTGCCGCGCCTGTTCATTGCCGGCAAGTCATGGTGTACCAACCAGCCGTACCGTGTAGCAATGTCAATGACCGTGTTTTTGAACTGAGCTTCAAGCATTGCCATTGGTGCTGTAATCCTTATGAATTGTGCGCGCCCAAATTTCCCTTGACACGTGCTCACTTGACCAACGTAAATGCGCTAACACGTCTTGTTTGTTTAACCAGTCCGCGCTGTTTTGCATTTCCTCAATCAAGCGCACCATGCGCGAAAGTAGTTCTAACTGTTGTGCAATGTCCATTAGTCGCCCTTACTGCTCGGAAGTTTTTTCATTGCGTCAATAACCTGCGTGGCCTGATCGGGGCTTAACGTTTCAAGGGTTACCGCGTCGCTGTCAAGGGTTACCGCTATGTAATCGTGCAAAGCTGCTTCGTCAAAGCCGGCGCCTTTAGCCAACGATTTTATAAAGTAAACCTGTTTTTGGCTTGCCTGTTTAGGGTAGGTGCCAGGTGCTTTTGGCTTTGTTTCGGTTGGTTGGTCTTGGCGCGCTTGTACTTCGTTTTTGCTCGCAATAGCTTTGCTTACGCCACAACCCATATACCCAAGCGCACGGCCTAACGCGCTAGTCATGCCAACCATAAATTCGCTGTTCTTTGTGTATGGGGTTTTGCCGGGGTACGGTTCGGCAGCTGTCGCAATGCTTGGCAACGGGTCTGTTTCGTCGCGCCAAACGGTCACGGTGCAACGGTAAAAGCATGAGCCGTCGGGCATGGTCACAACTTCCGCGCTTGTTTCCTGTATTCGAAGGTTCGGCCAACGCTTTAACGCTTCATTCAAGCGGGTCGGCACGTCTACATAATTGTCAATGCTAAAAGCCATGTGTCGGGTCCTTTTGTGTCGGGTTTAAATTGCTGCGGGCAACGTATCCATTGGGTGTAACAAACTTTGTGGCGTCATAAAGCACGGTGCCGGCATGTTGGTTGCCCAACGTGTTGGGTGCCATGTTTCGTACAGCGTTTGCCAACCTCGAAGGCTTACCGTGCGTGTGTCGGCGTCAAGTGTTGCCAAAATGTATATTGCGGGTTTGTCGCACTCATGGGTAAGCAAGCAACCGTTAGCGCGCAATGTGCTTCTTACTTCGTAGCCGGCAACGTCGCTAGCGTTTTTGTTGTACGGCTCAAAACCCCAGGCAAGCTGCAAGTATTTGGCTACAGCGAACTCACCAATGCAGCCTATTTTCATTGCTTTTAGGCTGTCCGCTGGGGTTAGTCCGTAGTTATGTTTTGCACCGCGGGCGTCGCACCAGTCAATTCGTAAACGTGCAACGGCGTAGGCGTAGTCAATTTCGTTTTGGGTTAACGCAATTTGTGGCATGTCACCCGCCAAGCGCTTCAATTGCTTCGCTTACGGTTTGCCAATCAGTTGTGTTTCCGCTTAGGTCTAGGTCAACGGCCAAATGTTTTAGCCGGGCGATCAAGTCGGCGTGTTTTGGTTTGTACGGAATGTGTGCGGGCCTGCAAATTTCGTCTAACAAGTTTTTAATTACTGTTTCGTGCCTATGCAGGGCTGTTTGTGTCGGGTCTAACATGCGTCGGGTTTCCTCGCTTAGTGTGTTGTCAGGGTAGGGCTGTTCTTGCATTTAGTTTGCTGTTTTCCATGGTAGCCAACCGCTGTTGTTCCAAATGGCAACCATGGCTTTAGTGTTTGTTACTGGGTTAAATAGTTCGTCGCACGTTTGCAAAATGCCTTGTGCTTGCAACCAACCGGTAGGCCAGTACGTCGAGGGTTTGCACCAAAAGAAATTAACTTGGTAAATCCCAGCTGACCCGCCCATTGTGTCGTGGGGGTTGAAAGCGTCACTCGTGCAACGACTTTCACGTACAGCGACGCGTAAAGCGGTTTCTAGCTCTGCCTGCGGTAATCCCTCGGCAACTGCCAAAGTCGCCACCTGCGAGCACGTAGTGACCAATGCGGGCATTGTGGTTGTAGTTGTAGTCGTTGGCGGTAGGGAAGCAATTACGACCTGTGGGGTTGGCGCGGTGGCCTGTGCATTACTTAACCCAAAAGCGATCAAAACGCCTAAAACAAGGGCCAATAGAGCTGTGTAAATTCTGTGGGTAAACATTGGTTAGCGCCTTTCCAATTGGTAGGGGGTGCCCCAAGTGCCGTGCACGGGGGTTTTAAAAGCAATTTGTGCGTGTAAGCAATCAAAGGTGTCTACGTCGCGGAATAGTTGCACCATAACTTGCTGCCCTGTTTCAAGGGTTGTTATGTAACACTCGTAAATAAAGGTTTGCGGCTCTGTCATAGGTTTAGGCTTTCCGTCGGTGCAAAAACCCTAGCCAACGATTGTTACGCGGTTGTGGATACCCCAAAGGTCGCTTCAAATATGGCTTTTACGGCGTCCGGATTATCGGCAAACGTTGGGCTTAGTTCTATGTGCCACCAATCGCCATTGGGTGCACCCGAAACGGTTTTTGTTTCGTACACTTTCCACGCTTGGCGATCACAACGCCACGACGCGCCCCAAGGTTTGCTGTAGTAGTCAATGACCATTTGCACACCGAAGGCGTTGGCGTTGGCAAGTATTTTGTCAATAAAAACTTTGGATACCGCGCGACCTTCTTTAATGCCTTTGCCGTCAATTTTGCGGTAAGACAAATCCATTGCGCGCCCAGTTGCATGTACTGACAATGTGCCCGGCTTTGAGCGAACGTCACGTTGGCCGTAAGTGCCATTGTTCCAAAGCGCGCCGTTTGAATACTTGGCAGCTTGCCTTACCCATTCCTCGGTGCCGGCACGTTTACCAGCTGCGGGGCCGTCGCTGTTACCTATGTAGTCGCGCGCACCAACAACACCGGGTTTAGCTTTAGCGATCATTGGTCGCTTGGTGTTCCTGGCTTGCTTTTAAGTCCATTGGAAGCAACTAGCCCGCTTAGTGTGCCAGTAAGAAAAACCAGCAACGTGCTTAAAAGGTCAATTATCTGCGCGTCAGTTGGGGCCTGTTTTTCAGGCTGGTTTACAAATAAAATTCCGTATATAAATGCCATAACGGTAAAGGTAAAACACAATGCCATAAGACGGCCAACGAAAACTATTAGCCCTGCGTGTTGTTGTTCAGGTGTTTTATTCACAACTGGCCTTTGTAAAACATTGGTACTCGATATTCGTTTTAGAAACTGTGCAACCACTACAACCCCAAACTACCACGGCAACTAAAAGCGCGTACCCGATCATGTAACGCCATTTCATTACTCAACCGGTGCAGCTATAAATTCGTCTAGCGCGTTGTCGTACACAAAGTTAATGCCGGCGTAAACACCTCTAAAGTTTGAGTTGTAACTGGTTTGCAACCATTGACCCGGTAAGCCCAAGGACGCTATGTAAGCCTGCCCTACTGGTTCGCTTTCAGGAAATGGCAAATTGTCGCAATCGCTGTTAGCAACAACAATTACTTGGCTTACTCTGCCGTCAATTATTTGTGCAAAATGTGCCATGTTTAAGCCTTCCACCTAATGTAAACAATTCCGCTGCCACCGTTACCGCCGTTGCCACCGTTGTTACCGCCACCGCCACCGCTTGCCGTGTTTGCGGCCGCTGCTACACCGGCACCGCTTACGCCTGCACCGCCTGCACCGCCAACGCCTGAACCGCCGGCACCGCCCGTTGTTTGTGCACCGCCACCACCGCCGCCGCCTTTAAACAAGGACGAACCGCCAATAAATGTGTTGAGTTCTAAACCTGCACCACCAGCACCGCCAGTAGTTGTTACGCCGTTACCACCAATTGCGCCCGTTCCACCGCCGCCACCGCCTGCCGTGTTGGCTACACCTGTGCCACCTGCAAAACCAAAATCGTCGGTAAGTATTCGAGCACCGCCCGCGGTTTTTCCTGTTTCACCGCAACCGCCGCCGCCAGTACCAAAACTCGTAAATTGTCCACCTGTAATTAAATCGCCTCTACCGCCACCGCCACCGATCATTAAAACTTTAGTACCAACCGTGCTAAATGAACCTTCTGTACCGGTTCCACCACTTCCAGTACCCGAACCGCCTGCACCCACGGTTACGGTTTGGTTTGCGTCTAAATAAATTGTGGTCTGAATTACTGCACCTGCACCACCGCCGCCGCCACCACGATTTGAACCGGCTTGACCTACTCCGCCGCCTGCACCGCCCGCAAAAACGTAGGTGTCAAAAAGCCCGGCTTTTGTAACGGTAAATGTGCCTGTACTTGTGAAACTTGTGTACGCGTAACTTACGCCGCCAACTGTTGTACTAACAACGCCTGTGCCACCTGTTCCGGCGCCATAAACGGCACCGCCACCGCTAAAAAAAATTGCAGCACTAGCACTTGTAAAATAAAGCGTGCCACCCCCCCATTGTGCCAACGCTAATGAACTGGCCGTTGTAACGGTGCAAGTCCCGGCCGTTACTGTTGCCGTTCCGGCGCCGATATTCTGCAAAAATAAAGTGTCGCCCGCTGCGAAAATTCCGCTGTTAACTGTAAAAGTTTTCGCGGTTGCTGCGTTCATTACAACGCGGGTGCCTTTGTCGGCTGCCACTAAAACGTAACTGTCAGTTTTGGTGCTAACCGTTTGGTTGTAGTCGTTGGCCTGTAATGCGTCCATTTGGGCCGCGGTTAAAACCTGCCCGGCGGTAAAATCTTGAATAGCCATAGTTTTAGCCTAGATCACCCCAACACATTTAGCGCGTCAATTTTTCCAAACTCTGCATTGTCAAGTATCAGTTCGTAAACAATCGTCGTAGGGCTGGTAAATAGCAATACCCGGTGGCCGTCCAAAGTAATAACGTGCTCGACGCCCTCAACTGAAAGCTCTTGGGCCAATGTCGTTGTGGTGGACCCTGTAACAAATGTGCGTTGAATACTGATTGTGTCTGAAATGTCAATTACGGCCACGTTGTCCCGTTGGGCATTAGTAAGGGCGCCAAATACGGTTTCTACGCTGTTGTAGCGCGCTTCCGGGGTGCCGTCTAAAAGGTAGGTTGCTGCAGCTGCTAGTTCGGTGTCGTCAAGCAAACTGTTTGTAATGCTGTATGTCTGCACAAAAAAGGCGGCTTGGCTTGCTAAATCGTTTGCGGTGGCGTTGGCGGTACCAAGGTTTTCAACGTAAGCGCGATTGGTCACGCTGTCGGCTTCAAAGGTAATGCCAAGGTTTGTGTACGGTACGCCCGTTCCGTCGTCCATAAAGTCAATTACTGGCCCGCTAAGGGTTGTTCCCACACGCGGCGTAAAAGTTAAAACCCCGTCGCGCGCCACATAAAAACGGCCAAATTCTGCGGTTTGGTTAATCTGCAAAAGGTAAGCCAAAACGTTTGTACCGCCTGGCACGGTGTAGGCGGCGTCGTGTCCTAGGTCTACGGTGCCAACGTCAATGCTTCGAGCGGCGCCCGTTGGGTAATCCACTTCTGGCAAGTCCAATACAGTTGTTATGCGTTCGCCTGACGTTTCAACGGCAACGTTTAGTTCGTCCATAAACGTTTGGCTTAACAAATAAAAGTTGTCGGCGCAATAAACCGTTACCGTGTCTATGCCGTCCAACGCAAAGTTGTAGTCGTAATTGAGAATTTTTCCGCGGTACAAGTATTCGGGGTTGTTTGAACTGTCGTAACGGATTAATTCCACGGCGCGCATTGGGGCAAGGCCCGGCAATGCTTCCGGGGTGTTGTAAAAAGGTCCGTTTTCGTCAAACGGGTTAAAAATGCCGTCCACGTCGTTTATGGTAAAAGTCATTGTTCCCGCTGCGAACTGGTCGCCAATGTCGCGACGCCCGCGCCTAATGCTTATTTGCGTTGTGCTTGCCGTAACGTCGGCAAAGTCTGTTGTTGGCCCCAACGGGTACACGCCGTCCAATAAGCCCTTTATGTCGCTGTCAAGCGTGAAGCTGCCAACGTCGTAGCCGGTGTCAATTCGAAGGCTGTAATTGCCGGCTTGGGTTATTGCCGTGCCAGGCATTACCTGTTACCGACTATTGGCAAGTCCAATGGGCCGTTTTGTCGAGCAAAAGCGCGCAAACCGTCGTTAGCTGCTTTGCCTATTTCTGCGGCCGTAGCCATGCCACCATTCACGTTTACCGTGTAATTGTTTGTTCCCCCTCGCATGGCTTTATGTTCGGCAATGCTTTGCATGCTTGAAGTTGTTGGCGCTGGGGTAGCAATCGTTTGGCCCGCGGTTATTTGCGTAAAAGCAATGTCCATTTGTGCTTGCTCTAAAAGAGCGTTTAGGCGCTTGGTGCTTAAGTTTGGGTTTTTCAATATCTTTTCGTATTTGGCAAGGACGCTTTCAAGGCCTGCAACAAGGGCGTTGCCTTGGTCAACTCCGGCTTGGTAGAAACGGCTTGCGCTGTCTAGGCCTAGTTTGTCGGCAACGTCTTGGACGGTGGCAACTAGCGCGTTAACGCCGTTAGGGCCTGTAATGGCTTCCTGACCGCCTGCAACCAATTCGGCGGCGATTGCTGCGCCTGCCTGTCCGCCTGCGTCTAAAACGGCTTGTAACGCGTCTAGTGACAATCCACGGGTAAGCAACACGTCCACGTTGTTGGCGTACTGTTTGACCCCTGCAACCTGATCTTGTAGCCCGGCTAGAAATCCTGCCCCGGTTTCGTCGCCCGCGTCTTTGGCGTCGGTAAAACTAAAAGCGTTTTTTATGCCCTCGGCAACATTGGTTCCAAAGTCTGTAAAGGCTTCGCGCGCGTCGTCCAAGTCGTCTTTAGCGGTTTGTAATGCGTCGCCCAATTTGTCTTTTAGGACGTCGTAAAGTTTGTTGAGCTCTTTGGTTGCCCCGCCAGTTTCCTCGCTTGTGCCTTTTAAAGATCGGTTAAAAATGCCGGCCGCGTCGGCGTTTCGCATTTGTTGAGCTGCTGAAACGCCAAGTTGTTGGTTCCAAGCCCCGGTTACCTTTTCGGCTTCAACGGTGTTGCCAATGAATTTTGCTAAGTCAAGGCCAAAAGCAAAAACGCGACTAGACGCTTTCAAGGCTTGTTCGGCAATAATGCTTAAACCTTTACCAATGACGTTAAAAGTTTCGGGGTTACGTCGAACCCAATCAGTAATGCTCAACAATGCTTGGGTGAAGTCCTGCATTGCCGGCAACAATTTTTGGCCCAATTGAACTTGCACGTTTGCAAATTCTGCGCGCAAGGTTCGTTGGCTGTTTGCTAGCCCGTCGCTTGTGCGTAAAAAATCGCCTTGGGCGTCGCCAGTCTGTTTGTAAATTGCGGCTTGCGCGGCCAAAATCTTTTGTTGAGCGGTTAACGCGCCTTTGCCGTCATAAATGCCAAGGGTTAACGCTTCTTGTTTTAGCGTGGCGTCGTTAAGCAAAACACCGAAACGGCGCAAAGGTTCGGCTTCGCCACGTAGCGCGGCGCCAATGGCTTGTACAGCTTCCTCTGGGCTTGTGTTATTAAACGAAGCAAGGTCCGAAGCTAGTTCGGTAAAATCGTTACTAAATACTGCAAGGTCTTGGCCAACCAACCCGGCTGCTTTACCAAACGTGCCGAAAGCACCGGCAGCGTCCAAAACGGCTTGCTTTGATTGGCCCATAGATCGAGCGGCCGAAGCTGCAAAGTTTTCTACGTCTTTAGCGCCTTTGCCAAAAATAACGTTTACTTTTGACATGCTTTCCTGCATGTTTGAAGCTGCAGTAATTGCAGGCCCCAACACTTGTTGCACGGTGCCAAATGCCAGGCTTAAACCGCCTACCGCGCTAGCAACGTTTTTAGAACTAGTACCAAATTTCTTTAGTTGTTTGTCGGCGGCCTGAATACCCGTATTAACAAACGTGGTAATAATCGGAATGTTAATTGCCATTAGCGGACCCTGCTTTTTAGATTGCGATTAGTCCTTTGCATGACGTCCTCAATGACTAGCAACACGTCTTGCTCGACTGCCGGACGGTTGTTTTCTACCGCTTTGTCAATAACACGCGGTTGACCGCCTTCTTGCGCGTTTAGGTTGGTAACGAAAAGGCTGCTTTTGTTACGGCCTGCATGGTCATAGATCACGCCGGCAGGGTCATTGGATTGCACAACCATAAGCCGGTATGGCTTGGCACCAAATACGACTTGCTGGGTGTAACCGCCGCGGTCAAAGTTCACGTATCGCTCACGGCTTGGGCGTACACCGACCTTAATTTTGTAGCCGGCTTGTACTTGATCGGTTCGCCAACTGGTTTCGCGGCCTTTTACTAGGTTGCCTCGAACCATGCCGGAAAGCGGGGCGCCGTTGCCTTTGCTGTTGTCAAAATGGGCAACCATGCTGCGAGCTTCAACCAACATTCTTTGGCCTGAATTGCTAATACGTTTGGTAATTCGGCGCCTGTACGAAGGGTCAATTTTGTTTAGTTCGGCTAAGGCTTCCTGTATACCTTGAATTTGTAAAACCTGTTGGGCCATGCCGGTTACCTTTTGTTTCGTTCCCCTAGCACTTTAGCCACCGTTAATAAGTCTTGCGTGTCAAACACTTGCGCGTACCAATGCGGCGCCCACCCTGTTGCAACTAACAGTTCGGCTAATTGCCGGCGGTAGGTGCCGCTTGGGTAGGGTTTTGGGCCTCTTGCGCGATTACCTCAACGTTGGTTACTTGTTTGCAGTACGTGTCAAATTCTGACGGCACAACAATTTTAGATTGTTTGCTTGCTTCCCACGCCAAAAATAAAAGGTCCTCAACACCAATGCCGTTTGCCATGTCGGCAGCTTTGCGTTTAAAACGGCGTTCCCATAGCACAATGGTAAAAAGGTTTGTGCTTACTTGGTACGTGCCTTCGTGGTTGGTTACTTCAAGGGTTAATTGCATGTGTGCCTTCTTTCGTGTCGGGCCGATTGTTCGGCGCTAATTATGCAACGCTGTAAGTGCCGCCAACAAAGGTTATGTCAATTGTTGAAAGCTCGCCCAGCGTGGCGTTTACAACTGGCATTTCGAGCAACGCGCAATTCGTAAGGGTAAACAACTCACCCTGTGCGTCAACGATTACGTCAACGTCGGAATTGCCGACTAGTGCTGCCAAAGTAGCGTAAGTCTCGCTAGCTGCGTATGACATGAAAAGCGAAAGGGTGACTTCGTGGTTGCCCAATCCTGCTTGGTACTGGCGCGAGGTCTGCCCAAACGTTGTGTTTTCCAACTGGTCAAAACGGTGCGTAAAAGTTGCTGCGGTGCATTGGTCGGTAAGCGAAACGCCATTAACCGAAACGCCCGGTGTTGCCAAATAAGTGCTAGTTGCCATGGTGTTTATTCCTCTTTCGTTGCTTTCTTATTTTTAGCACCTTTTTTCGGTGCCGGTGTGGATACTTCCTTGGTTACTTCCTCGGTCGCTTCGTCCTGGACTTCCTCAATAAAGCCGCCCCAAATAAGTGCAGGCACGTTTAAGCCCGGTCGAACCTTAAATTCTTGGCCTACTACACCAATGCGCGGGCTTTTAATAATGTACATAGGCACCTAACTTGTTTGGGCTTGCATTTCAATAGTGAGATCATACGCCGAAAGTTCGCTGCCGCCGATAACCGCAATAGTTGGGCGACCGTCTACAACTGCCACGTTTTTGGTTAGCACCTTGGCGACCATGTTCATAAGTGACCGTTGGGCGTCAAGGTTGCCCGGTCCCAAAGTAATTAAGCGCACGGGGAAGCTGATCTTGACAATGTTGTAGTTCCATGACACAAAACTAGGGGCGTCAATAAATGCACACGGCGGGTTGAGCGAGCGCGGGTCATTTGTGACGGTTAAGCCTGTGATCGTTTGCAGGGTCGCCGTTAGATCGTCGAGCGCTTTGTTAAAAAGGTCGGTGTATGCAACGGGCATTATGCGACGGCCGGGCGGTCAATGCCCAATAGTTGTTTAATCATTGGGCTAAGGCCCATGCTTCCACCCGAAGCCAACCCGTCAAAACCTGCAAAGTCTGTTACGGCGCCACGCTGACGGTACAAAAAGCCTGCGTAAGCAATCGTGCCAAGAAGCACCGAAGCATTAGGCACCGTCGTAAGGCTTTCATTGCGATAACCCGCTTCCGCTCGACGCCTATAACAAAACTCATTTGAAGCCTGTCGGCATTGTGTAATAAATGCTTGGTCCGACGCGGTAGCTGTTCCTATTCCTAACCAATCTTCAATTTGTGCGTCGGTAGTTACCCATGTGCAAACGGGGGTTGTTGTCAACGTGCCAGTAGCGGCAACAATGTTTACGTTTGCAGCTGTCTTGGCAACAAGCACTTGGTTGGCAATTGGGGTTTCAATGTCGTATTGAAAAAACCCTTGTTCGTCTACGCCCGTAAAGTAGTACTGGGGCAACTCTCTAACGGTGTAAGTGCCGTTAAAGGTCGCGTCAACCCCTGCAATAGTTACAGACTGACCAACCTCTAAAGGGTCGGCGTTAGTGACTAATACAACAACCGCGTAATTGTCGGTTAAGTATTTTTGTTGGACCGAATAGACGGCCATAACGGCCTACCTTTCGGTTATCAGACGAACTTAACGAACTTGGTCGCGTCGGCCATGAAAGTTGCAGCGTATCCACGGAAAGCAATTGTGCGTCCCATGGTTGCCGGTACTTCAACGCTGATCGCACCCTTTTGCTGTTCGTAGAATTCGAAGCCTGCGGCAGGACCTGCAGCGTGGCCCATGAATGAGCCCGGCGCGTTTTTGTCAACTACCAACACCAAGCCCAACGGGTTGCCGTTCCATGAAGTTGCAGACGAATTACCGGCAGCGTTTTGACCCATAAGGTTAGGTGCACCCGTGTATGGGAATACTGGACGGTCTTGGTTGTCTACCGACGACGCAAGGGCCGCCCAACTGGCAGGTGTTACCACCATGTGAGTAGGCAAGTAGTTTGACGTTGCCGAAATTTGGCGTGCGCCTTCGTAGATCGCTGCAACCCAATCTGCACCGCTTGCGGTGTCTGCAACTGATGACGTTTGGCTGATTGCTGCATGGCATGTGTCAACCGCGTAGTTGTCGGTTGCTTGACCGTAGGCAATTGCCAACTGGTTAAGAATAATGTCAATGCTTGAAGGGTCTGACCAGTCAAGGTCTTGTTCGGACACGGTCACGTATGTACCGAAACTTAATTTGCTGATGTCAGAATTCGACACGCTGACAGTTGACGCGTTTAGATCGTCAAATTGTGCGGCCTGTTGTGTAACAACCGGACGTGTAACAATTTTTGGACGGCGGAACGTGGCGCCTGCGGTTGGCATTGCGCGGGTACCAATTGCCGTTACGAACGGACGAATTGGGTTAAGCCCGTCGTACACGCTGCCGGTGATAATTTCCGGCAAAATGCCTGGGGTGCTCTCGGTGTTAATGAAAGGTGCAACGCCCGGCGCTGCTTCAATTCGAGCAGCTGCAATGTTTGCGTTCATCTGTGCAAAATCTGCACCGCCGCGCACATAACTTGCAATGTATTCCGAGGTGGAAGGCAAGCGCAATTTTCGTGGCTGTGCGTAAATGGTTTGAACTGTTGAAGCC